CGGCAGAAAATGTGACAGTTGCGGAAATCACGGATGCAATTAATAACCGTGGCTTACCCGCCGCAATTTTTGAATCAGTAGAAGAACTTCCACAAAACATGCAAGTAGAAGCATGCGGTGTTTTCTCCACACGCACATACACCAATGGACTGACAATCAAAGAGGCACGACAGGCTCCACGACTATCGCACACCCCTCTGATAATCTCGCGAGAAGCACCAACACACGGACAACACAGCGACGAAATCCTCAAAGAAATCGGCTACCTGAAATCCCTATTCCCCAAGGTTGTATCATGAGCCAATCAATCAAACGTTACGGAACGACATCAGCAACAGTTGCGCCAGAAACGCACGACAACCGAAATAAATTCGTAATCTTCTTCGGGAAAATTGTTGATGCCGTACAAAAACTCTCCACGAAAGAATACTGGACTCGCGTAAACGCAGTAGAAGCATGGGGCTTCGGAACAAAACTAGCAATCATTATCCCTGGTCTTATTTTTGAAAAGCAGTGGTGGTGGCTGTACATTTTTGCGATTGCTTCAAGCATCGCCCTCATATGGACATCAACACGCAAAACATTGCCAACCATCATCATCTTCAACGTTGTATGGGTCTTGCTCGCTACAACAGCAATAATTAAACACTTCGCTGGTTGGTGAAATGCCGTACGACTACATAAAAGCATTCACAGACGGACATTCGTACAACAAACGAGTAGCAGAATATTTGCAAAGCCGTGAAATCAAATGTCACGCACCAGAATTACAGATTGCACAAAACTCCGCTGAGCGTCGCCATTTAACGCTGACAGAAAAAGACATTGTTCTTGAAGGGTTGCCCCACATTCTGGAAGTCAAGTCCAGCAGTCGTGAATTCACCGACAACCCAGCCGATTTCCCATTCGCAGACACGATTGTTGACACAGTAAGCAGTTATGAAGACAAGATTCTTAAACCCTGCGCCTACATCCTTGTCAGCAAAGTAACTGGCGCGATGCTCGCTATCGGCGTCTCGTCGTACGAACGCTGGTCAAAACGCACATTCTTTGATAGGCAACAACAGTTGACCGACGACTTCTATCTCGTCAATAAAGCCGACCTACGCCATATGGACGACCTTGTGGAATACCTTCTCCAGCGGCAGTCTCGGATTCTCTAAGAATCCCGTCCGAGTGGAGAGATTTGAACTCCCGACCTTGGCGTCCCAAACGCCCTGCGCTACCAAACTGCGCCACACTCGGATTTTGCCCCAGTATAGCCTATAGAAGTCCCTATTCCAATAAATTTAACTGGGAATAGTGTCCTGTATATTATTTTTAGGTAGCCTCATGAAAACCCTTGACAAAGCCATTGGGGCTCTGTAATCTCAGTGCCATGTCAAACCAGTACAACAAAGAAAACCTAGAAGACGACCTCAACTTCCTCATCGTCAACGGACTCGTGGAAGTAAGCATCGGAAAAGACGGAGAAACTCGCTACAAGGCGACCGAAGCCAGCACAAAACTCAGCGAAGAAGAACTCATGCAAATCATCGTCAAAGGGCTAGAAAACACGTGAACAGCGAAGCGCACCTTGCAATGGACATACATAGTCAAATATGTGCGTCTACGCAATACCCGTGTTCCAATGATGTATTGCTAGACCGTATGACATGGTTGGCGGGAACAATGGATTTGTTCATGAAAGCCACCCCGTCAGTAAAAAAACTCATCGCAGAAGAAACACTCAAAAACGAACACCTACGACACAGCACCGCTCAAACAATCTACGTGTCCGAAGAAATAATGAAAGAAGTGTGCGAAGCGCGAGACACTATGCCAGACAACGTGCTACTCCCACAAGACGTGTTCGTCCCAAACGGCATGCTCGTCTTTGAAAAACCATTTTCCTATTTTCTTACGGTGACCGACGGCTACAAAGACGACACTGGCGCAGGCGATATGAAAACATTCAACGCACGAGAGGAATGGAACCTCAAAGCAGTGCAGTTCAACGTTATCAACAGCGTTGACTACACAACTGATGACCTCAACCACTACGACGGCATAGAAGTAAGATTCTTCGGACATTGGAAATCCGTGAGCAATCTTGAAACCAACGAGATGATGGAATACAACCCAGAAACGGATTGTGCAGAAATCACTCAACTAGGCATCACATACAAAAACGCAACAAAAGAACTGCTCCAAACCCTCAACGCAAACACAAGTATTGCAACACTGGAAATGCTACTAAAAAAAGCAAAAGGCGCACCAACATCAATGTTTGACGCCACATTCTTCAGATTCAACCACTCAACAGAAGAATACGACAAAACAATCGGAGGAATGAAAAAGTTCCTCATCGCACTCTTCCGACTCACATACTCCTACCTAGCACAAACACACGAAGAAGCACCCCGCCACGTCATCAAGCGAGCGAAGCGAGCCAACAGAAAAATTTTAGAAAACGGCTACCTCACCGTACTCAGACTCCGACGAGCAGAATACGAAAACGGCGGCGGCACACACTCCTCACCCAAGTATGCATTCAGGGTAAGAGGTCACTGGAAACGTGCATATTTGCGTTCAACAGGACTCCCAGTCGGAGACCCCAACGCATACAGATATGTGTATGTCAGCGACTACATAAAAGGCAAAACAGCAAACAAAGAATTTCGCGAATCAACCCGCGTCATCAACATCACAAACTAAGGACACCCAATGGACACAGACATCAACTGGGGACGAATCTTCTTCTGGGGATTCATCGCACTCATCGCATGGTCAATCTACGACAGCGTCACCAACCCGCCCGAACCGCGCCCCTACAACCCCAACGAAATCTGCACCTACTACGACGCAGACCCCACCCAGTGGACAGATATGGTAGAAGAATGCTACGTACCCTGACACTCGCAGCACTCCTCACAGGATGCACAGTCGCAACAAGCGACCCCACCACACTCCAACCCCTAGACACGCCCCCCACACAACAAGCAGAATACGACCCTGCACAAATGGCATACCTAGACGACTTCTACTACCACTACGGTGACAACACCCCACAAGACCCCGACACACTCCTAGAAATCGCAGGACTCTGGTGTCAAGCAATCCAAATGGGAATGCAACCAAACGACGTACAAGAACGCATCAACGAAGGCGCAGAAGACCAACAAGACGCAGAACTCAACGAAGCAGTCGTCAAAGCAGCAACAACCAACCTCTGCCCCTACACAACCAAGTAAAAACAACATGCTAGAAAACATCACAATCGGAAAAAACCACAGAGGACAATGCACCCTCTGCAACCGCAAATCATTCCGATGGCAAGAATGGAAACACGTACAACAGTGGTACAACAACCACAAATGCGTCAACGGACTCAAAACGTCACGCAACGGCAAACCACCACAACAGTCGCTAGTCAGATAAATCTAAATCAAGTTGTGGGACTCTAAAAATTTGGTGTAGGTACGCCCGCGCCTTTTGCTCGCGTCTAAAAGGTCAGTAGTCCCGTGTGTATTGCTGTTTGTTGTTGTTGTGTGTTGTCCACAGGTTTTTCCACAGGTTGTGGATTGTTGGAGGGGCTTGAGGGTTTCGGAAGTTTTTTGGATTTCTTTTGTTTTGGGGTTGACAATGTTACACCCCCCTGTTATAGTTAGATTTATCAGGAAGTACCTGAACTACTAGAAAGGTAGAGCAATGAAGTTCATGACAGAAACGCTTGTGACAGACACAAGATGTTGGGAAGTGATTCGTCAGACGGCTAAGACGATTACGATTCGTCAGATGAGTCAAGGCGAGCAGGTTTACAACGATGGCGCAGAGTTGCCAGTAGTTGGACACATCGCAATCACTTGCCCTGAGGGATACACAATGACAGTGCGACTCCGCAAAGACGGCACATACCGCACAGGTCAAGGTATGCGCCCCTTGAGGGAGACAGAGACCCCAATCTTCTACACCGACTACAAGTTCTGAAAGCAAGGGGAGGAGGTAACACCTCTCCCCTCTTTTTGCTTTAGTGCTTACGGGTGCTCACGGGTAAATATTTATTCGTAACACTTGACAACATCTAACACATCTGTTATGTTGTCTATAGTGGAGGAGACCCCTCTGCTAATACAGGAAAGAGTTTGTATAAATGGAATCAGCAATACAAAGGGATACAAAGTGATACAAAGAGATACGAAGTGATACATCTCTACTTGACTTGGATAAGGAGAGTGACGCTCAGGCGCATCGTCAAGATGCTCACGGGTAGTTCACGGGTATCAAAGTGATACTAGGACTGTTGTATTACCGTCACAAGGTCAAGCAACACAGGCGACAGGCTAAGAGGGAAGTACGAGAGTACCTTGACAGCCACGACTATTACGAATGGGAAGTGTGGTACGAAGTATGCGACCACGACCCCCATGAATACTGTGAACTATGTACCTGACCGACGGCGTGAATACACCCACGAACCCCAACAGAGAAGTGCGAACGAGACAACCCCGCACAACCACGAGAAGAACGCCAGAAGCCCCGTGAGTGCGAAGCGCACAGCGATACGGCTATCTGGTGATGGTCGCCATGAGGAGGGCATCATGAGAGCGGGACTACTTGTCTTTCTTCTTTGATGCGCCCTGAATGTCGTGTGTCCTGAGGGGGTGTCCAGCAGGGAGGTACGACCGTCGTTTGCCAGCCTTTGTCCCACTCACAGTTTCCACTTGACCAGTCAAGGGGTTCACACGGGTGCGACCTGTGGATTGCGAACCTGATGATTTCTTTTTCTTTCCCATACAACATTTTAGTATTACAAGCCGATGGGGAGCGCACACTTTCCCCACCTTTGTTCGTTATAGACATAGACCCCCACGGAGGGGGCATAAACAAGGAAGGTATAGACAATGTTTGACATAGATAGTAATGAAGGCGACGACGGTCATGGGGCTCTACGGGCAGAATCCATGAAGCGTTTCCCTGACCGAGTGCCATCGGCTAAGGACTTTGACCTTGACGGATGGGATTGGCAGGATGACTTCATCCCCGATGACCTAGTGAGACTGTACGAGTACAAGACGGAACTGTTTTGGCACAACATCGCACAGAGCATTCGTACGGGAGAACGCATTCCGTCAGCGGTTTATCTGAACAACATGATTTCGGAGTTCAAGTTGATTGACGACCTACAGTTGGAGATGTTCCTGTTCGCAGGTCAGCAAGTCGCATACGAGCGTGAACTGAACGCTATGACCGACGAGGAACTTGACGCACACATGGAAATCCAGCGGCTCATGGGCGAGGAGTTGGATAACCCCGACGGGTTGGGTGGTGTGTTTGACGCAATCATGGAGCGCGTCCAGCGGGAGTCGGAGGAGCGCGACGAGTTGGAGAAGTTGTGGAAGGAGGGCGACTGAGGGTTCATCCCCTCACAAGCCCCGCCTTGCTCCAACGCTCTTCCCTGCGCCAGCGAATCATGTTCCGCCAGTGAACAGCCCACCACATCAATGACATTGCGACGAATCCGGGCTTGTTGTGGGTGACGGCGTAAATGAACCACGGGATGGTGTGGAGGATGACGATGAGCCAGCCCCACCACATCTTTTTCCCTGCGTACCACATTCCTGTGACACCAATGATTTCCATTCCGAACAGCAACCAAGTCCAAGTTGTGTCAGTCATTTCGCATTCCAATCAGCAAAACCATGCCAAGCACGGCAATGACGGAAATGAAGGCTTTCACCGCTTGTCCCCATCGCCCCCGATGACACCACGGTCTTTGCGGTCAAACAGTTTGTTGAGATTTGCCTCAGCGACCGAGGAGAGCGTCGCATCAAGTTCCATCGCGGTCATCGCGCAGTACCAGAGCACATCGCCGAGTTCCGCGAGCAAGTCTTCCTTGCGGGACTCCGACAGGACGCCGTTCTCGTCACGGATGGCTTTCTTCAGTTTGCCAGCGACTTCACCTGCTTCGGATGCGAGCCCGAGCACGCAGTAAATCAAGCCTGTGCTTTCGGGGTACTTCGCTGTGGTGGATGCTTGTTGCTGGTATGTGTCCATGTCCATTGTCATGTCTCGCAGTCTACTCAGTTATCCAACTCTGGGTCGTACCAACGCCATGTTCCGTCGGGCTCAAGGAAAATCCCGTTGTTCGGGTTTTGGCACATTGTGAGGTCAACCCATGTTGTGCCGTTATTGACCCATGTGAAATCCACATTGACTGTCACATCACATTTGGGTCGTGGGTCGTCTGCCAGTTTTTCTCCGAGTACGCCTGCCCCCACGAAGAGACCGACTGCCACACCTCCCCAAAAGGTGACCCTTACGAAAGTGCGAATGCTGTAGTAGTAGTTTGGGTGCTGTTTATTGGTGTAGTAGTTCATGTATCTAAACTTACCCAATCTAGTTCATGAAGTCAAGCATTGTCAAAAAACCAAAAACCCCCACCACATGAAGTCGGAGGGGGTCTTGGCACAGGCGGAAAGGAGACGCCTGCTTTTTACATTATACACATAACAGATGTGTTATGTCAAGAAACTAAAGATAATGAACATCAAACCCTTCGTCAGCCAACCCCTCAGCGAGAACGGCATGAAACACATCGCCATCCTCAACCACCGACTCGCTAATCGGGAGGTCAAGAGCCTTCCCCATCGCAGCGGGATACTTTCTATCACGGAGCACACCCTCGTAACCAGAGTACTTCAGCGGGGTCTTGTATATGACCGTGCGAGGCGGAACGCACGTGTACGGGACTGTTACGAAGAGCGCATCTTTGTGCGATACGTGCGTGAACGAGAGGCACTCCATCACAGGCGAATCCTTCTCGGCGAACTGCGCCGCAAGGTCTTTGCCCCTCGTGTCCGACGGCAAAAGTGAGCAAAACGCTTCCGCAACCATCGTAAATCCATCAACTTGCCAACCTTGTCTGATAATACAAAGCGCATTCACGACTTTGGCGAACCGTTCGTCTTTTGGAATCTGACTGCTGTCAAGCATCTGAGCGATGACGACCAGCGAGGAGTCCCGCCACCCGAACAAGTTAAGGTTGATGTCCTCCCCGATTCCGTTCAGTTTTACCGCATCTGATTTTGCGACTTTCGCTGCTTCTACTACCAGGGCGACTTTGTCAAGAGTTGTTGGATACGCATCCATGAATGTAACCCTATCTCATAAAATGTGACCGAAAGTGCTCTTACGAAAACGAAGTTCGTACTACTGTTGCGTGTTATGAACGAAAGCAAGCAACCCAAAAAGAAACCAGCCGCGAAGAAAGCAGTTGCGAAGAAAACCGCTGCGAAGAAAGCGGGTGCGAAGAAGGCATCCGCGAAGAAAGTTGTGCCGCAGAAGAGTGCTGAGCCGCGTAAGCGTCCCGCAGCGAAGACAGTCGTGAAAACACAGTCGCCGAAGACATCCACTGCGAAAGCCGACATCAAAGTTGAAGTCACCGCAAGCGTGCCTGAAGGAATCAAGGAAATCATTGAAAAAACCGCTAATGTGGTGAAGGCAAACGACATTGTTAATCCTTCGCTTCGGGCACGAGTACTGAAGTGGTTCACTAGAAAATAGAGAAACTTGACCACACAACTGATTGTTAGCGATTGCCGAACAGGACTTTCGCATCTACCTGACAAATCCGTACACTGCGTCGTCACATCACCCCCGTACTTCGGGTTGCGTGATTACGGACACGAAGGACAAATCGGACAGGAGCCATCACCTCAAGAGTTCGTCGCTGCGATGCTTGAGGTATTCAAAGAGATACATCGTGTACTTCGTGACGACGGGACTCTCTGGCTGAATCTCGGAGACAGTTATGCGGGCTCAGGCAAAGGGCGGAACGCAGACGGCTCAGCGAACGTTGACCCGAACTCCAAACAGGCAACTTCACTTGGAACAATCATTGGGACACTCCATAAGTCCACACCCGACGGTTTAAAACCAAAAGACCTCATGGGCATCCCATGGCGAGTAGCATTTGCGCTCCAAGATGCTGGCTGGTATTTGCGACAAGACATCATTTGGAACAAACCGAATGCGATGCCGTCAAGCGTGACTGACCGTTGCACCACATCACACGAATACATCTTCCTCCTCGCAAAGAAACCCAGGTACTTCTACGATGCGGAAGCCATCAAGGAGCCAGCCATCTGGGCGGGCGACAACCGTGGCGCACGACGGGACTCGCGGCGAGGGACAGAGGCGAACTCGTCTTCAGCGAACTACACCGTTGGAGCGATGAAGAACCGCAGGTCCGTCTGGACAATCAACACGAAGCCGTACAAAGGGGCGCATTTCGCAACTTTCCCTCACGACCTCGTTGAGCCGTGCATTCTTGCAGGCACATCTGAGAAAGGTTGCTGTTCCAAGTGCGGGAATCCGTATGTCCGACTGACAGAGAAGGGCGAACCAATCCTTCAGGCATGGTCAGCACAGGGGGCTGGGCAGTACGACATCAACGAACAAGGGATGCGACGAACTGGTCTGGAAGATGGCTCAACCCTCAAACACACAGTCCCAACGTTCACCGTCGGCTGGGAGGCAACGTGCTCATGCGATGCCCCAGTAGCCCCGTGTGTCGTACTTGACCCGTTTGCGGGCTCTGGGACAACGCTGGCGGTCGCAAAGCGGTTGGGCAGGGATGGCATCGGGTTTGAGTTAAATCCCGAGTATGCGAAGTTGGCGGAGAAGCGAATCGCAGAAATACCCGACCATCAGCCTCAACTGTTCTGACTTAACGCAATCCTCGTTCGGAAATGTATTTTTCCGCATCAAAAACAGCAAGATGCAGGTTTGTTGCCCAATCAAACATCAAGTTTGATGTCCATGTGTAGCCAAACCATTCGGGAAGATTCCCTCCCTTGCCGACGGCGACCGCATCTATGGGTTCCGCCCGCTGCAGGACAGCCCAAGCCTCCGATGCACGCTTCTGGAAGCCCCGCTGCTTCTCAATCCAAGCCGCAGCCTTGTCGTGCGTTTCTGGGCTTACGGGGAGGTTTTTGCCCTCATCTACGACGGCTACCCGCACATAGAAATCTGGGAGAATACCTTCCATTTCGGCATCTGTGATGTTTCCCTCACTGATGTTCCGAATCAGGTAAATAATGTCGTCAGGTAGTTGGTCTGAAATCCGTGTCACATGATGATGTTATACGAACAAATGTTCTGAAATCTAGGAGTTGCAAATGTTACACCCCCTTGCTATACTTATGGTTATAGAACTACTAGAGCACCGAGGAGGTGACAATAAATGAGAATCATGTTCGCAGGTGACATTCATGGAAACATGAGCCATCTGAACTGGCTATTCCGCCATGCAAAGAAGAACGATGTTGACACCATCATTGCGTGTGGCGACTTCGGCTACTGGGTTCACCTAGCGTTTGGGCGTAAGTTCATCGCACGGGCGAGTCTGCTCGCAGAACACAACAACATTCCTATCTTGTGGATAGACGGCAACCATGAGAACCACGACCTTTTGGACAAACTCCGAGAGGAACACGGCGACCATACCCCTATCCCTACCCCTGACAAGTGGGTCAAGTGGATACCACGAGGGTGTCGTTTTGACATCAACGGGTACACATTCATGGGCTACGGCGGTGCGTACAGCGTGGACTGGAAACAGCGAGAGTTGGGTCATTCATTCTGGAAGCAAGAACTCATCAACCCGTATCACTTAGACGAAGTGAGCAACGACAAAGTAGATGTCCTCATCACCCACGAAGCACCATACGGAAAGCAACTCACATACAAAGATGACATTCCCGTATCGGTTGCTCAGCGTGAACTCGTGTTGGAACTACAGCAAAAGGTCAACCCTGACCTTCATGTCTGCGGTCACCATCATGTTCGTGAGACTTGGAACTACAACAACACAGAAATCCATGTTCTTGGCAGGGACACGATGGACAAGGAGTCGGTACTAATCCGAGACTTCCCAGCACGCTAATCAACGCCAACCCTAAACAGCAAGAAACCCCACTCGCCATCAGACGGGTGGGGTTTTCTTATTGTTACCGTACCGCACTCACAGATGCGGTTTGACGGTTATCAGAATGGTTCGTCTTCTTCCTCAACGACCTTTGGTGCGACCTTTGCTTGCGCCTTCGCAACTGCTGAGCCCGCACGAGCCCCGCCTGAAGATGCGCCGCCTTCGCCGCTCGCCTTGCGGGAAACCGCCGAGATGCCACGCACAGTTGCGCCAATCTCGTCTGCGAGAATCACGACACGGGACTGCTTCTTGCCTGTGTCCTTGTCATCCCATGATTCCTGCTCAAGACGACCTTGGACAATGACCTGAAGTCCTTTTTCCAAGATTGCCGCTGCGTCTTCCGCCATGTTTCGCCATGCGATGACATTGAAGAAGTGGGTCTTTTCCTGTGTTTCGCCACTTGCGTCTTTCCAAAAATGGTTGACTGCGAGTGAAAAACTCAGTTTGGGTGTTCCATTACCGAGGAACTTGAGTTCGGGGTCTTGGGTCAAACGCCCGACCAATGTTACTGGGGCTGTCGCCATAGTACGGATTCTCCTTGTGTGAGTTGACCCTCGGAAGTCCCGAAGGTGCGACGCCAGCCTAGCATTGTGTGATAGAAAAAACAAGTGACTACAGGACCTGAAGCCAAAATAAAGATTTACGAGACAATCGTTGATGTGCTTGTCAGCATCGGAGCAGATGACGAGATGAGCGATGATGATGTTGAGGAACTAGCAGAAGAAATGTCAGAACTAACCGACATTCTGTTGGAAACCCTCGGCTTGGAGGTCAACTCCGTAGAAGCCGACGGCTCAATCAAAGTGACGCTGCGTCTGTACGAGGGTGAAGATGGCGAATCGGCGTCGTGAGCATCTCGTAAAGTGTGATGCGTGCGGGACTCTCTACGACCCAGATGTCGTTGAGCACATCAGTTTGGAAGGTCACCCTCTGGAGGGGTGCGAAGTTCTTCCTTCATCAACACCTCCGCAATCGCATCATTCAGATAGGTTTGACTAAGCCGATAGACGGCGTGATGAAACTCGTTCACCGCACGGGTATTTAGAACTTTTCGCCAGATTTCATCATCAAAGATGCTGTGGTTTTTCATCAGCGCATCCTCGGTATCCCGTTTGTCCATCAGGATTTCCAAGTCCCACCCCATTTCCAACTGAACGTACGACAAGATTGGCACGACGCAGTCTTCCCCGAACTCATCAAACAGTTCATCAAGGTAGTCCCGCACCGTCTGGTTTATCACTTCGTCTCTCCTGTCGGCATCGGTCATGTAACGCACTAGTTCATAAATGTTGTTTTCGGTCGGCGGGTATGGCAAGACGATTGGTATGAGTTCTTTGTGTTCGTCGTCTTGGTCGTAAGGTTTTTCATCCGACATGATTGAGTAATGTTACAGTCGCCGACATAGCAAAGAGCGCCACTCCGCTAGGGAATGACGCTCTTGCTTCGCCTTTTGGGGGGCTGGGCGATTGGTGCTGGTTAGACGAGTGCGAGCACTGCGTTCTGTGTTTCCAACTTCTTGCGTGTGACCCACGAGTTGTCATCCATGGATGCTGTTGCCATCGCAATCTTGTCGTCGTCACGCCAGTGGTCAAGGTATTCCACAACAGTGTTGTAGATAGACCAACCGTTGTAACCGAATCCTCCCGCATTGCGCTCATTCGCATAGAGCGAACGCACGAGTGAAAGATTCTCGTCACGGTTCTTGCGCTGACGGTCTGTCTCATCCGACTTCTTAGGGAATACGGTATTGAGAACCTTGTCAATCGCAAATGATGCTTGGGGGACTGGGATTGTGAGCATTCGCTCTGCGGTTGCCTTGAACTCTCTCGCCCATTCGGTGTTCATTCGGAGAACGGTCTGAGCGTCGTCAAGTGCGGTATCCACATTACGAGTGTGTCGTGCCGTGAATGTGCGCTCCGCTGAACGGAGACCCATAATCACAGTGTTCTGACACACCGCACGAATGTCGGTATTCGCATAACGGATTGGCCACACGCCGTCGTGACCCGTGGATACGACAAGGAACCGTGCGATACGGTCATTCACGCCCATTGGGTCAATGACGAGAGAGCCGAGGTCAATAGTGGAGAAGAATCTCGCACCGCCACGGAGAACTCCGCAAGTGTCAATCACTGCGTCGCCCTTGCTCGCTCCGACAACTGCCAACGCACGCTCTAGAACCTCACGGTTCTGACGCACTTCGTAACGGTTGCCTACGGTTGCCAACGAATCGTAGGTGCCATCGGTATTCGCACGGACTGTTGCCCGACTGTCGTCAATGATGACGGGCTTACCGTTCACATCCAAGATGAACTCGCCATCTTCGTTTACCGCTGCGACCTTTGTGAGAATCACTTGGTAGTCCGCTTCCGCTGCCTCCAACATGGCATCCATTGTTTGGAGACCCTTCATGGGCTTGCCGAGTCTGTGCCAAGGGGCTTCTCGGTCTGCGTACGCAAACTTCGCCTCCCCATTTGCTTTGATTTCTAAGTCGTGAGACATTGCTGTCCTTTCTTTCTTCTAGTAGATTCCCTGAAGTTTAGTGGAACCGTATTGGTTTGTCAAGTGCTCTGATGAGAACCTGTTTAGATAACTTTAGCAGAAAGATACGGGGATGACAACCCGAAATGTAAATCAACCAGAAAAGTTCACATCCGACCTGTCTGGAGCCGACTTTCGCCATGTCGCCAAAGCCATCAAAGCCGCAGAGAAGTCCCGTCACCGCACTCGCGTTGGTGCCGTCATCGTCAAAGCGGGACGTGTGGCATCTGGACTGAACCGACTCAGGAACCAGAAGTCTGTGTCCTTCCTTCACCAGAGCACGCACGCAGAAATGAATGCCCTTCGGCTGATGGGGAGAAAGGCTCGTGGCGGAACCATCTATGTGGCTCGGCTTGGGGCATCGGGTCGGCTATTGCCTTCGCACCCGTGTCGCAGGTGTGTACCCGAGTTAGAGTACGCAGGCGTTCGTCGGGTTGTGTGGTGGAATGGCGTGAAGTGGGTAGCCAGTAAAATCTAAATACTTGACAATACGACACCCCGCTGTTATACTCACATTATGAATCAAGTACTAGAACTAGCAAGACTCCATGAGTCAGAACCACGAAGCAGATACTTCTTTGGAAGCCCCTGTAAGTATGTTCGCACCATAGACCTCGCAGTCCATGTTCTGTTCCCGAAACTTATTGAGAACCGTATGCCAATCTTGGCAACATACCTCAGAACAACTTCCCCGAGATGGGGTCGCACTTGGCGACATTGGTAAACCTAAAGGTTCCAGTTACCTAACGGATTACTAGAAATCTCTAACAACCTCTTGGCTACCTTGAGGTTGCAGTTCACATCAAGCAACACACTTAGGTCACCCATCTTGCTACCGCAAGTTTGCGATGTCACCGTTTTCCACGACGAGTTTATTTGCACCAATCCGTGGTCGCTCGTTCCATTCGCATTCAGAGTCCAGTTCTCCGACTTCGGATTACAACGGGACTCCCGCCAAGCAATGAACGAGAAAATCTCCACAGGAAGACCGTGCTGAGCAAACTTTGCTTCGTACTGCGGGCATCGCTTAGTCGCATCAACAGGAATCTCTGCGACATCTCCGTTCCACTCAACAAACTTGTAACCGCTTCTCGGTGCACGACTGCTTGCTGGAATAGATGGGACAACATCAGTTGGAAGATTTTCCTCAACCAAATACTTGTAGTGAGCGTTTCGGGTTGCTTTTCCGTACCAGCCGTCGGCTTTCACACCAAGAAGTTGCTGTAAATCATGAACCTCAACTCCGCGTTGGCTGAACGCGAACGCCGTCGTCAAGAACCGTTCTGGGTCTGGATAGTAAAACAACGCGGGAGCCCCGTTGCGACGGTTGCATCCCCACCCATTAAAACCCACGGGGCTCTTCTTGTACAGATAAGTGGCTGGTACGCCCTTGACTTTTGCCCACTCGGCATCTCGTGTCCGAACTTGTTCGTAACCAAACAAAGCGATTCGGTTAGCAACAATGATTTGCTCTTCCTTAGTTGCTTCATATGCGTGTTGAGCAAACTCATCGCCACCCCATGCGAGCCAAGTCCCATCATAAATACCAAGACCGCCCTCATAGTAATGACCTGCGCCGTTACCACCTTTGTGTTGCCAGTTGCTGTTGGTTTCACATTTGGCAATCTTTTCCCAGTACGAAACGAGAGGGATTGGTGTTGCAGATGGCGTTGATGGCGCATCTGGCTGCACAGGAGCGGGCTGAGTAGTCGGCGGGACTGTTGGTGCGGGCGCAGTTATCGGCGCACGTACAGAATCACGTACGACGGCTTCGGGTTCTTTCTTGCTTGGCGCAAACGCAAAGAGCCCCCAAGTGGTAAACCAAACTGCAATAACTCCTCGGAACAGAAACATTGGGTTCATTTCTCACACCCGAATGTTTGTCCGCTGAAACGCCAATGCTTCCAACAGTTCTTTCCGCTTCCTTCCCACAACAACAATCCGAACCACAGATTGTTTTCTGCATCAAACATTGCGTCAGGATGCTCGCCCATGCCAAGTTCACCGATGTACGACCGATGGATTTGGTTGATTTGTAGGAGCCCCGCATCGGCACCGTTCCAAGCATCTACTTGGCAGCGGCTTTCACGGTAAATGACTTGTTGGAGGTACTTCCACTGCGCTTCGGGCCAGCCAACCTGAATAGCAAGGTCGTGCCATTCCCCACATTTACCCCAAGTTTCTCTGTCTTTTTCTACTTGGAGTTGACGAAGACCAGCGATTTGCTCTTCAGTCAGAACCACAGTTGTTGTAGTCGGGGGCGGAGTGATGACCACGGTTCTCGGCGGAGGCGGGTTGGTCGGGATAGGTGCGATGGTCGCGGGACTAGTGCTAGTAGTAATGCTCGTGGAGTCGGAAGCGAGAACTTCTATTCCGAACAATCCGATGAATAGGACAATAAGAGGTGCGAAGATGTGTTGTCGCAATGGTTTTCTCTTTCACTAGGTGGATAAGGCATCGGCGTGGAACGAGGAAGGTTCGCCGATGTTTCTATGTCAATATGTCACGACTTATAGTTTACCTTGATGCCTCCAGAAGTTCGCCCCGAAGACGCATCAGCCCCGCAATAAATCCGTGTATAAACCAAGTTTCCCCAGTAAATACACAGATTTGCGAGTTGTGTTATTTGTTAGATTTTTTCTGCTGATTTGAGCAAAATGTCGTGTTCTTGCTCGGTCATGACGACTTCCGTGCCGTCGGTAAAGAACACACGAACTTGCCTCGGTACTTCTGTTCCGCATGGGTAGTTGGCTGATTTGTGCCACACTTTTGAGTCACATGAGATACAACGAGCGTCATAATCTTCGCCGTCGTAACCGAAGTGGTGTGTGGCGAAGTTGGCTTCCGCTTCTTCGGGTGTGCCTACGAATGGTACGGGCTCGTTGATTGCGCCGTCGTATTTAGTTTCAGTACCGACCATAGTAATCCTCCTCGGTTGGTGGTTCGTTCTTCATTGCTTGGTAGGACTCAACGGACTTTACGTAGTCGCTGGTCTCTCCCCAATCTGCTTCAGACTTACCTTCGTTGGTCTTTAGCCACTCTTCGTAGTCTTCCCAGTAATAGTCAGACTCTCGGTAGGACTCTTCTGCTTCGTCGTATGCGTCTTGCGCATCGCAAGCATCTTGGTATGGCTGTTCTAGCCATGCGTCGTAATCAATGCCCATTGCTTTACCTTTCTAGTAGTTACAACATCACTATACAGCGGGGGTGTGACAGAGTTACTTGGGTACACACTTACAGAAATCATCTGCGTCGCATTGACACCACTCCATGCTCATCTCGCAGTAGTGGCAGTAGCCGACATCACCTCGGTCGCTTGGTATCTTTCCGCAACACTCAGTGAGGGGTCGGAACAACTCGTCTAGTAGTTCATCAAAGTTCATGCCTTCATGTTACTCAGTGGGTGTATGAATGTCAAGGCTTTTGTTGAGATTTATTCAGGAGTCCTCCGTCAGGGGATTGAACCCTGCTACAGGTGTGTATAAGACACCCTGCGTCAACCAGACGCATCACGGAGGCTAACCGTCGGCAGAATAGACCCCGCAGCCCCGCCGCGCAACTGGTCGTGCGGGGCTAACGGGAAGGGGCAAAGAAAAAGCCCACCTTTTGACGGGTGGGCTCCTTGGTTTGGTTTTTAGTTATTGGTTTATGAACTCCCAAAGTGCTTTCGCCACAAACTGCGGTATGGTTTTGCCCGTTTCTGTCGTATACGCCTCGTAGTGTGGCGCACCTTCACGGTAAGTCACAATGTCGTGTTTAGACATTCTGCTTGCCCCTTTAGCCAAGTAACTGATACTGAACTTGCGTGTGGAGTTGTAGTTGAGGGTGACCCACCAACGACTCCCGTTTAGATATCCTGATTCCATACTTCTAGTCCTTTCTAGTAGGTATAAAGTAAGTATATCATGGGGGTGTTATATTGTCAAGTCAAGCCTCGTTCGGTGAACAACCCGACGAGCGCAGAGCCAACGGACTCCGCTTTATCAACTTCGCCCCCATCGGTAGCGACATTCACAATGCTTCGCTTCGCCTCAATGAGGTCATAGATTTGCTGGTCCACCGTTCCCTCACACAAAAGATAAGTCGCCGTGACTGAACCTTTCTGCCCAAGTCGGTGGCATCTTGAATAAGTTTGGTCAACGTCGGCTGGCGTCCATGGCAACTCCATAAACAAAACATCTTGCGCTGCGGTCAAAGTATGCCCAGTCTTCGCGGCTTGGATACTGAGCACCATCACGGGAGCAGTCCCGACGGGTTCATTCTGAAAACGGGACTTCCCAGCCTCAACATCTTCCACCTTCATCCCGCCCTGGATTTTCATGTCCCCGAACCTGGCTGCGAGTTCATCAACGATGTCCCTGTGGTGGGCAGCAACAACAACTTTCTGACCAGCCTCAATGTGTGCTTCTATGATTTCTTTCGCTGCTTCCATCTTGGCTTTGGCGGCTAGACGGCGCAAAACACTCAACTTCACCATGTGTTCGTTGGATTCGGCTTTGATTTTTGCGAGAACAGCGGCTGACTTTGGTGAAACACCCAGTTCCTCGGCGAGTTCCTTCGCTCGGGCAACCAGGTACTCAACGATGTCCTCCTCCGCCTTTCGGTATTCCTTCATCGCCGCTGAAGTCCCGCTGACCACGAGCGGAGCATGGCGGACTGGCGGCAGGTCCTCCAGAACCTGGTCTTTGGTTCTGCGTATGTAGCAGTTTCCTCGGAGTTTTTCGTTGAGTTCGTCCAGGTTGCTGTGTCCAGAGATGTTCCATTGACCAAATCTGTCTCGGAAAGCACCGCAATACCGTCGGTAAAACCCCCAAAGTCCTCCAAACTTATCCAAACGACCGATTGCGTCCAGTTGGGATGCGTACTCGGCTGGACGATTCGTGACTGGGGTTCCCGTCAAAGCCAGAACGATTCCTTCTGGCGGGGCTGATTTGGACATCTTGATGGCAGATTTAGTTCTTTGGGAGGTTGGGGTCTTGATGTAATGGGATTCGTCAAACACGTACGAACGCATCCCCGTCAGACGCTTTTCCCAATGGGTGATGTTGGAGTATCCGACAACAAGAACATCAAACTCTTCCTCGGGGAAGGACTTTCGGTCGGTTACGGCAACAACTTTCCTGCTAGGTAACCACTTTTGGTACTCATTTACCCAGTTCAGCACCAAGTTCGGTGGGCAGACCACAACCGCTGGGTACGAGTCGTACACATATTCCACGGTCGCAATCGCCTGAATGGTTTTCCCTAACCCCATATCGTCGGCGATAAAGGTCCTGCGTGCGGCTGCGGCGTACTTTACGCCCGCTCTCTGGTACGGGAGCAGCGGCAGCCCCGCAACAGAGATGTCTGCATCGGTAGCACGGGACTCTTTCACGGATTCTTGATGCTTCTGGAGGATTCCCGCAGCCAGGTCTTCTAGGTCCTGCGGTAAAACTTCACGAAACTTCTTCGCCCAATCAATACATTCGTGGATGGAAGCGAGGGGCGCACGCCATGATTTGGTCTTTGCGTGCCAAGTTATGCTCGGTATTTGTTTGACCGCCTTGACTTTTACTGGGTCAAAGGCAAAAGAGAGGTAAATCCAATCTTTTTCTAGGAGGACCCCGAACACCTGGTTGTCTGGTTCTGGGAGGTCAAAGCGAAGTACATCTGGTTCCACCCAGAAGCCGTGCTTGGCTGCGAAGTCCCGCGCCTCATTAAGACTTGTCATCGGGACTCTCCAGACTTTCGCTATCTTGTCCCATTTGGAGTTCTTGATGCGTTTGATTTCATCAACCTGGTCTTTGTCGTACGGGAAGATGAGGACAAGATGGTCGTCGGCAAGTAATAGTTGCGTCTCAGGCACAGGCAAATGTTACTAGATTTCTTGTTTTTTTTGTTGATTTTGGGGGCAAGTACCCTTGGGTGTCTTTTTGTCAGAAAAAACTTGACTTTTTTTGATTGTTCTGGTTGACCTGGCGGATGACCTGGTTCTGGGGTTGATTTATTCGTCCAGAAGTCCCGTTGCCAGCAAGGTGCGGCGGGGCTGCGGGGGTGTTCTTCTGGGGGTTGTTCGGGTTCGTTTGTGTTGGGGCATCAAAAAACCCGCCCTTTGTGGGGGCGGGTCTCTTGGTTCTGTGCGCTGGTGGGATTATTTCCAACAACTAGCGGTGTAGACCGCTTCGCTGATTTCGTCGCAGTAGACATTCGTTGCTTCGTGCTCAAGAATGTCCTCGCCTCTGCGCTCGCCTCTCACCACTTGGCGGTAGCGCCGTACGGTGTAGGTGTCCCAAAAGGACAGGGTGACCTCTACCGTGCGATTTGTTCCGCACGGAAAGATGACACCGATGGGTTCGCCTTCGTTGTCACGGATAGCACCCCATCGCCCACCCGATACTGCCAAGACCGTCATCATTCCGATTTGGTCACGGAGTACCTTCGGGTCACATTGGCGACCTTCACGGATTCGTGTATTCATTATTTCCCCCCTTTCATGGGTCTAGTACTTCTATGAGATAAATCTAACAGATGGGTGTAACATAGTCTCGCATTGTTGGGTGTGGCGTGCGTCACATTGAGATAGCGCACTAATCCCCTCGGTCTATCCGTTATCTATACAACACCCCTCCGCTAAGGTAGGGGCAACTACTAGAAAGGTAAACATGGAACTCACCAAGGCAGACATAAAGGCAATCAAGGATTTACTAGACCAACTCCCCGAGATGGTGGAACAGCACGGTTACCCGTACGCATTCGGTGCTAGTCGGTTCTGGCTAAACAGAATCGTTGAGCAATCACACAGCAACGAAAAAACAAACGCCAACTCCTGAACCTCACAACCACAGAATCACCCCGTCAGAAATGGCGGGGTTTTTCTTTACCCAAGATTTTGACCAAGATTCTGCTCGCCCGACCCCGCGAGTCCCGCCGCCGACTCTGTCAAGCGGGGCTGTGACGTAACGTGTCGCGTTATGCGCCGCTGCGGGGCTATGGGGGTGCGTGCGCCCCTGCGGGTGGTGCGTGTGGGATTGCGCTACAAGGGCGACGGTGGCGGAAAGCGGGGGCTGTGGGGGTTTGGTGAGTTCGGTTTGGGACAGCGGTTGGGTTGGGCTGGCAAATGTCTGGCGAAGTTTATTTACACTTTTTTCAGATAATCCTTGACTATGTAACACCCCCGTTGTATAGTTGATTTCGTAAACCTACTAGACCCATGAAAGGGGTTGCAATGTCCACTCAACTAGACGCTTCCGAGGTAGCAGACCTCGCAGTTTGGCTCGGCAATCAGACTTGGTCTGACTTCGCTCAGAATCTCGCCAAGTATTACCGTCGTCACCGTACGCTCACGGAGGCTCAGATTCGCTCTGCGGTTTCCATGCGCAACAAGGCTCAGGCTCGCCAAGTCCAACGCAATGGTGCTCAGGCGTTGCCAGTTCCCCCCGTTGGGTTCTACTGGGAATCGGCTCACTCAACCGTATGGTTCGTGCGCCCTGCCCGTAACGGCGGTGGACACACCTACGCAATGACCAAGCAGGCTCTCGCCACTTCGTGGACATTTGAGCGTGGCGGTATGGTCACCCTCGCCAACCGAATCAGCACGGGTGCGATTGTTGCGCTCACCGTTGAGCAGGCAGGTGCGCTCGGACACGAGTGCGGTCACTGCGTCATCTGCGGGCGATTCCTGAACGACCCCGAATCAGTCGCACGGGGTATCGGACCAGTGTGTGCGAGGAAGTTGGCGTAAGCCCTTCCACGCCTCACATACGCCTCCGTGTTGCCTCATTGGGTGACACGGGGGCTTTGGGCTTTCCAGCCCCTTACAACCGCCCTCAGGGGCAGATAGGAGACAACACAAATGGCTAGGTACATAGTGACTTGGGAGATGGTCTACGAGGATTGCGAATCCCACTTAGATGCGGTCTGTCAGGCGTACGGCAACCTTGCGGAGATAGCCAATGACCCGACAGTTGGGGCTAACTTCGTGACGGTCAGAGACTTGGATAACCCTCAGGCATTTACGGCGATTGAGATTGGCGAAGCCCTTGCCCTCGCTCGCCCTGAGTTCCTGATTGACTGAGATTCTTCGGGTTACCTTCATGGGTCGTTTCCCTACATACGGGGTGGCGACCCATTTTTTATTCCCCGAATCCACGAGTTGGGCGACCACTCACCTCACGAGCCCCGCACGGGGTTTACACCCACGGGACTGCTATGCCAGCGCGTAGCACACGGGGCTACGGGGCGGGCATCTGGTTTCTAGTTTCGGATTCGCATAAAGTTTTTGGTTTGTCAAGTTTTTTGGCGGAAAAGTTTTCCACAGGTTTATTCACAGCGTGTGGATAAGTTTGTCCACAGGGTGGGGATAAGGTTTTCCACAGGGTGTGGATAACTTACTTGTAGTCAGCAACATAGTTTTCCACAGGTTTATCCACAGGCGAGACGGTGAGACACTTTGGGTCTCTTTGTCTCACGGGCGAACACTTGTTCGGTACGAACACCTGTTCGGGGAACACTCGTTCGGCGAACACTCGTTCGGTCGGGGAGGCGAACACTTGTTCTGTCAAGAGATGTGACGAATGACACGCACACTTTTGTGCCTCCGATACGTTTATGTATTACACCCCTCCGTTATAGTGAGGGCATACCTACTAGAAGGAGTAAGCAAATGCGAATGACACAGCACATCAAGAACCAAGCCGAACAGAAGCGAATCCCGATTCCCGTAGTGGAGAAGGTCGTTCTCCAGCAGGTCGGCATTCACAAGGCACAGCAGGACATCACGAAGCGAGACTGCCGTTGCCGTTGGTGCGGTGCTATCAAGCAAGAGTGGCGCACCTACTCGCCCATTGTGTTTCAGGGCAAGGAATACGGCGTGAAGGTCGTTGTATGCGTCAAGTGCGACGAAGCCATCACGGTCTACGCAGACGAAGCCCTAGAGGGCAATACACCCATTCGTAGAGACCAATGGGATAAGGGCATGCGGTCGTACTCGGCTAAGTGTCACGATTGCGGTCGTAGGTTCATGATTCAGTCAATGGACTTGGCACAATGTAAGCGAGACACTACGCACACCTGTAAGGGCAAGACCCGACACATCATGAAGGAGAAGTGAGCAATGCTCCACAACAAGCGAGCAGAGAGGCAATGCCCGTACGGGTGTTGTCGCACCCTGAAGCGTCACGGGCGAAAGACCCACAACGGTCTCTTGCGTCGGCGTGAGAATCGGCAATGGAGAAGCGAACTCTCGGGAGGGTGAAATAACTCTGCCACACCCCTTCAGTACAATGAAGGCAACTACTAGAAATAGAAAAGGAGATAGGTAATGGTCAAGTATCCGAACATCGGAGTGAACCTCATTGGGGTAGATGGGAATGCGTTTTCTCTCATCGGCTCTGTGAGCGACGCTCTCAGGCGGTCGGGCGTTGCCCGTGACATCATCAGCGAGTTCCGTCAGGAAGCCACCTCAGGCGACTACGACAATGTTCTCGCCACCATCGCCAAGTGGGTCAGGATTGACTTCGGAAGCGACGAGGACAGCGACTACAGCGACGAGTGCGGTTGGTGCTACGAGGCTCACGAAGATTGCGAGTGCGAGGACTGAACTCTCGGGAGTTTGGTTTTATCCACAGGGGGCAGGTGTCTCCTGTGGATAAGTGCTGTACGGGTATCCACAGGCAAGCAAGCGATTTCCACAACGAAATCCACAGCCTGTGAATAACTTTATCCACAACATTATCCACAGCCCAAGATGCGGGTTGTGGATTTTTTTTTGCCCGAAACCAGAAATGAATCCGCCCAGAACCAGCGACATCAACCCAGTAGCCCCGCCGCGCCGCCGACCCACGGGACTCGTGCGCTCATCTTCTGGGAAAGTGTTAGCGTTTTCGCTAACAGCAAGTAGCGACGGTGGCGTATAGCGGGGAAAACAAAAAGCCCCCGCCCCATTTCTGGGGAGAGGGCTCTCTGCTAGTCGGTTGAGATTTGGCTGGATTAGCGGGCGGTGATTGCTACGCCGTAGTGCCATGACAGATGTTCTGCCATGTCAGGTGCGAGTTCCATACGGATTGTCGTTCCGTTGTTCCAAGTGACGAAGTAAACAACTCCGCCGTTGGTTTCACTCTTTTGTTCCGAGACTCGGATTGAGGTGACTTTCTGACTCATTTGGTTTTTCCTTTCTTTCTAGTAGTTACTGGAATACTCACCACTATAACTAAGGGGTGTAATACAGTAACGATAAGAGTGGTCAAAAGTGTGCGCTCAAAAGAAAAGAAAAAGTTTGGCGGTTAGCGCACAACTATGTAACACCCTTTCGTTATAGTGATAAGCAACTACTAGAAAGGATAGATATGTACCCGACATACATAGTCTTGGCTCATACAGCCATCACGAGAGATGACCCCGAGTTCTCGGGAGAGTTCGGACTCCTCCCATGCGAGTGGGTCATCTTTGACGGAGTTCACGGCAAGGCTCAAGCAGAAGCCAAAGCCAATAAGTTCCGTAAGCACTTCAGATTCATTCAGATTCGTACAGTTTCCGAACAACTCTGATTCCGCGAAGAACTCAATCAGCCCGCCCTCCGCGTTGGGGGCGGGTTTTTTGATGCCCGCGTTTATGCCCGCATCAGAAGAGCGTCGCGAGCCCCGCATCGCCGCGCCCGTCGCGGGACTCCAGACAGGTCTGGCACGCATAACCCATCGGGGCTGATGCCCGTGTAATGGTGGTGCCAGGTTTGCCTTGTTTCGTCTTTACCCAGCCCGTTACTTTCACCGAGTGGGCGTGTCTGCCCGTGTCAATCTGAAATCCGCAGAACTCACAAGTAACAATCATGCGACGAGTTTATCGGAAGTCTCTACAAGTAGCGACGGTAGCCGAAAGCCCGTGCGAACACTTGTTCGGGAACATTTGTTCGGAAAAATCTTTCTGAAAAACTTTCAGTAGTGGCGCACACTTTTCATGTCACCGTTCGTTATAGAAAGTACAAGACAAAATAAATAAATAAATCTATCCGATAAGGTTGCTAGTGTTACACCGTAGTGATAGAGTGATTACAACTTACTAGAAAGGTAAAAAGAAATGAAACTCACCGCCCACATCGTAAAGCAAGCGAACAACAAAAACATTCCAGTTGCTGTAGTTCAGAAAATCGCCAACAAGGAAGTGTCCACACTTTCGGCAGACATGACCAACCATGACCGTATCTGTACCAAGTGCGGATACAACAAAAAGGGTTACTCCAACATTGAGCCCATCGTGTTCGGCGGAGTCACCTACATGGTCAAGGTTGTCGTGTGTGTGAAGTGTGACGAAGCAATCACTTGTTTCCCTGACGAGCGACTCAAGGGCTACACGCCAATCCACCCATACCAATGGGCAAAGGGTCAGCGTTCATACACGGCGAAGTGCCACGAGTGTAACAAGAAGTTCGTCATTGACTCGCAGAGCATGGCGGAGTGTGTTCGCAAGACAACCCACAAATGTCACGGCGAGACTCGCCACATCATGGATACGGAAGGAAACTGAACATGGCAACTAATAGACCTAGCCCTAGTCGTGGTTGGAGTGACCAAGACCGACAGGCGTTCGCAGACAGGAACATTCTGAAAGCGCAACGCATACCGAACAAGAAGCGTGTCAGCAACAAGCGTGAGTGTCGTGGGTTTCGTTGGAACCCATGACCTTGCGTCGCTGTACCGTGTCACACCCCGTGTGTATCATGGGCAATACCTACTAGAGAAAAGGAATAAACACAATGGCAACTAGAGCAATCATCGCAGTAGAACGGGCGCAGGGTTGGCGTGGGCGTTACGCTCATTGGGATAACTACCCTGAACGAATGGTTGGCGTACTCGGCGCACTTGTAGAGCGTGACGGGATTACACAAGTAGTCACGACACTCATCAACGACAATGCGTCATGGTCAGTTATTGACCACGAGCAAGGCGACACCGACGAGTTCAGAGATGAGAAGAACATTCGTGTCGGCTACGGCATTGTTCACGACGACATTGACAAGGACTCCGACGAAGCGTGGTACACGGAAGAAACTGGCGCATACTCATGGGCGCAGTTCGTCTATGTCATGCGCAGGAACGGCGTGAGCGTGTACACGGTTGAGAGTGGCGAGAACAACACAGAGACCCTGAAGCACCTTGCGTGTCACACATGGGAAGAAGCGAAGCGTCATGCGGGTATCGGAGTCTGACGACTCCCCCGCTGTCATTACTAGAAAGGACAATCATGGAAACAATGACCGAGATACAAAACACTTGTGCGTGTGTAACTTTTGACGAAGATGCGGGCGAGTGGAATGAAGCCCCCGAATGTTGGGGAGATTGTTGGAGTGACCAAGTAGAGCAGTTCGGTTTTGATACCGAAGCATTGTTCGTGGAACACAATCAGGGTTTCCGCATTACGGGTTTCCCCGTGTGGTACGGAACGATTGACGGAACATTCTCCGCACGGACTCCCGAAGAACTTTTGCGGGCAATCACTCCCGACAGAACCGAGTGGCGACTCCGATACACAGTTGAGGGCGACTCACTCAAGTGCGTTCTTTATCACCACGACGCACCAACTGGCGGAAGCATGACCGTCACCCCGTCGTGACATTCCCGACAAATCCAACCGAAGAACCCTCGCTCAGAAACGGGCGGGGGTTTTTCTTTTGCCCACTTTCCCACTTTCCCACAAAGTTGCCAGAAGCCCCGCTGCGCATCTTCTGATGCGGGGCTCGTGCGTATAACGCGACGCGTTATGCGGGGCTGGTGCGTGTATAACGCACAGCGTTATGCCAGATGCGCTACAAGTAGCGACGGTAGCCGAAAGCGGGGGTTGAGATGCTGGAAAGATTTATTTAGGATTGAGCGCACACTTTGGCTGGCTCTGTTCGTTCTATGTGTGTACGGATAACCGTGTCACACCCCCTAGATAAGATGAGCGCACACTTTGAGGTTCGCCATTCGTTATAGATGGTGAGGGCTACAGGGAACTGTGTTACACCCCTCTGATAAAGTGGGAAATAAGAAATACCGAGTGAGTCAGAAATAAAGGTTGCGAAAGTAACACCCCTCTGATAAACTCAATCACATAAACCTAACTACTAAAAGGAGTAGCGAAATGAATACATTACAAGCAGGTCAGATGTTCCTTGAGGCAGAGCGAGCATTGGAAGTCGCAAAGCAGGCAAAGGCGCAGGCAGAGGAAATCCTGAAGGAAGCCCTTGCCAAGAACGGCACGGAGTCCGTCATTGTGGGCAACGAAAAGGTCATGCTCATCACGGCTAACCGTCGCTCATACAACCTCAAGACCCTCACCGAGTTGGTGAACGGTGCGACGCTCAAGAAGGTCACTAAGACCGAGATTGACGGTAAGAAGTTTCAGTCGGCAGTAGAACTTGGACTCATCAAGGCAGATGTCGCAGAAGCGGTCACCAAGTCCACCCCATACACGCAGTTCCGTGTGTATGACCTGAATGACAATGTTGAGGAAGGTGACGCTACCGCAAAGGTGGCGTGACCTACTCACGCTGTAACTACTAGAAAGGTACAAACATGACAAAGGCAATCCTTATCCCGACAGATGACCGCCCGAAGGTTGTGGACATTCCTGAGCAAGACTCGCTCAGGTTTCTCCAAGAGTCAGTCGGTGGCTACATTGACTGCGTTCGGGCAGACGACTTCGTTGGCTATGTCAATGACGAGGGTTTGATTTGGGGACTTGAGGCGAACCTCACGGCGAGCATCTTGTTTCAGCGTCACCTTGTCGGGAATGTCGTCGTCGTTGGTGCGTTCTCCCCTGAGGGCGTGTATGACGGCGAGAACCACGACGCACCTGACTACCTGAGGGCTCTGTTCGCAATCTGAGCAGAGTTTGACAGTATGACACCCCCTTGTTATACTGTGCTGTATAAACCTAAACGAAAGGAAAGTGATGGGACTAGACAACATTCCGAAGCAGTACCCCTGTAAGGCTCAGGGAACTGTAGTGATGACTCCACGACTCAACAAAGACGGCGTGGCACTCACGGAAGATGACGGCTCAACCATGATGGTCATTGACTGTCAGGCTACGCAAGCGTGTGGCGGTTGCCCGTATGTCAATGAACTGAATAAGCAAGACAAGGAAGCACTCGGCAGTCCTGTCTATGGAATGTTCGGTACTGACTGTTGGTACAGAGGCAAGTACGGCAACTACCTCTTGGAAGCAATCGGATACGGCGATAGTGATGACTTCTCGTTCTATGGCGATAGCGAAGATGGGACAGAGAAGTCAAAGGGCTCTTGTCTCACTCTTGCCCAAGTCATTGACGAGGCGTTTGACGAGTGCGACGAGGAAGATGGTGTTTACCGCATGGGCGGAGAGGACATCACGGCAGACCTCAAGTATGCGTCGTGGTATCTCAAGTGGGCGGCGGAACACGCAGACGGGCTCATTTGTTGGTACTGACCACTCAGGGTGACCACTCCTCACGGGGAGTGGTTTCTCCGCTGACAGGTTGTTTTATCTAACATAACCTGTTATACTGAAGATAAGAACAACTACTACGCTCTGGAAAGGGGCAAGGAAAAAGAAACTAATGACAAACGAACTACAAGAATACGCAATCTGGACAGGAACGGGAAGTTTCTTCCCCAACCTAGAGGTGCGAGAGTTAGGCGGAACTCTATTCCGTGTCTCTGCCACAAGAACTCCAGCATCTCCACACTTGGATTACTCAAACCTCATTGAGGCAAACTCTCTTGAGGAAGCGATTGGTCATCTTCAGGACTACGACTACTCGTATTACGACGAAGCAACTCTCTACGCAGACGAGGGCTAATCCCTATAACACCCCTCACTTATACTGAGGGGTGTTGCTGTAACTACTAGAAAGGAACACATAGATGGAACTAGAAGTAATGCCCGAACGCATAAATGTGATGTGGGTTTCCACATACGGCGTTGATGAAGTTATCCAAACACTCAAAGAAGATAACCGTATTCTCAACGGCGAAGAAATGAACTTCACACTTGATGATGTCATTCTCTACATAGAGAACGAAACACTTGACATGATGCGTAACGCACGAGCAAGAGACCTCATCTTCCAAGACCAAAACGGAGACACCCTAGATGACTACTGAGACTCTCACCTGTAACCAATGCGGTCAAAACACACACGACGACACTTCAGAAGTGTGGTCATCATTCGGGCGAGTCTGTTACGACTGTGCGCCCCCCGACGACGAGGAAGTGGCATGACACTAACAAACAAATACGAAGAAATAATGAATGTGATTGACGAGCATTACTACTCACTCGGAACATTGAGTGGGCATGAAGCGATTGCCACAATCATTCTTGAGTTTGAGAACAATCAGTTTGATGAGAACCTATTGGATTGGGAAGTTACCCGTTCAGAGTTCCGTGAGATTGTTTTCATGCTCACGAAGCGTTGGCAAGACAACGGCAAACTGTGGTTATCTCACGAGGAGTATTGGGCAAACAAATGAAACATCTTTCGTATCTTCTCGGAAAGCGTGTGCGACTCCAGTACACGAATGACGCATACACACTTCTACGACAAGGCGACGAAGGGAATGTTGATTTCATTGACGACTTCGGAACTGTTTTCGTGAAGTGGGACAATGGCTCACAACTCGGACTTATCGCAGAAGCGGGCGACAGATGGGTGGTCATTGACTAACCATCTTCCCCACGAGCCCCGCTGCGGAAGCGGGCATGGGGAGTCCCGCATCTGGTGATGCGCCCACGGGGCTTACGCGCGCGCGAGCGTGTGCTTGTGTGTGTGCTTACAAGTAGCGACGGTGGCGTATAGCCGTGCGTTCATGTGTATGCGTATGTATTTATGGTGTCCAAGTTATCCACAGGCTTATCCACAGGGGAACTGTGTTACACCCCTTTGGTAAAGTTTGTTTAGAAAGAGCGCACACTTCTGATGGTTGTGTTCGTTCTATCTGTGTCACACCCCTTCTGTAAGGTGTGGGGCAAGCAGTCAAAAAAATCTTCGGATAAAGTTGACAGCGAAATAAAAAGGAGATACACTCTCCGATACCTACTAGAAATAAGGAGTAAGCAAATGCCCAACTGGTGTAACAACACTATGACGATTCAGGGAGACCCTGAGTCCATCACGGACTTCCTTCAGCGAGTCCACACCGTGAACGACGAAGGACACGACACATACGACATTATTAGTCGTCTCTATCCGATTCCGACCGAACTCAAGGAATCCACCGCAGGATTCTTCACTCCCGAGGAACACCCCAACTGGAAGGTGTCAATGGAGAAGGGCGAAATCACCGAGGAATGGTACAACGAACTGGTCACTCGCAATGCGGAAGGCTACGCACGAAATCAGGCAAATCTCGCCAAGTATGGTGCGAAAGACTGGTACGACTGGTGTTGCTCGCATTGGGGAACAAAGTGGGGCGACTGCGAGACTCGTCTCAACGGTCACTCAGACACTCACCTTGACTTCTCCTTTGATACGGCGTGGTCACCCCCGATTGACGCACTCAACCACATTTCCACAATGTTCCCAACATTGGAGTTCCACATTCAGTACGAGGAACTTGGAAACGGTCTCGTTGGGGCAGGGCGTATTCAGAACGGTCTCGTCGCAACCTGTGATGGGAATGTTGAGGACATTGAGGGATACGCAGACTTGGATTGGAACGACGAGGACTTTGACTGGCAGGCATACCAAGACAAGATTGACGACCTGAAGTCCAAGTGTGAATCCGAAGTCATGGGTGAGGTTGGTGAACCGTTGGCTCACCCCGACAAGAACATTCTTGCCATGTTTGAGGCAATCCGTCAGGGAGTGCGAACAACCGTGAGCAACTAACAAAGTTTCGGACAGAGCGCACACTTTCGGTCACTCTGTTCGTTACTGTGTTACACCCCCTCTGTAAGATGGGGGTTGCTGAGGGAGAGAGAAAACTCCCGAAAAAAAACCTCAGAAAAGAGTTGACAAATCACTAATAAGTAGATACACTTCTCCTTGTTAGATAAACCGACTAAACCTAGAAAGAAGGAACAATGAATCAAGTAGAACTCCCGAGTTGTTGGCAGGAAGTCAACGACGCACTTATCGCAGGCATTGACCGTGTGATTCTGTTCGGTCCCCCAGGAACTGGCAAGACCTACGCAGGCATGAACATGGGTGATGTGGCAGGCGGTGCGTGGCGACTCATCTGTACCGACGACATGACTAACGCTCAAGTTGAGGGTCACTACAAGCCCTCTGCCAATGGCGAGTGGCGTTGGAATGACGGTCAGGCAATCAAGGCATGGCAGGGCGACGGTCTCCGTGGCGGTCGTCTCGTGATTGACGAGATTGACAAGGCAGGGGGAGATGTGTTCGCAACTCTCCTCGCAATGACCGACTCTCCCGAATCAGCGTCATGGGAAAACCCCGACAACGGTCGCAAGGTTCGTCCCCTTGACGGATTCAGCGTCGTCATGACCACCAACATTGAGGACATGAGGGAACTCCCCGAGGCTCTGAAAGACAGATTCCCCGTGGCAATCCGAATCAACCAACCTCACCCGAACGCTCTACTCAAACTGTCAGAGGATTTGCGTGGATACGCAGTCCGTATGGCAGACGCAGGCGAGCGTCGTATCAGTCTCCGCACCTTCTACGCATTTGACTCGCTCCGCAAGCAGTTGGGCGACGAGAAGGCAAGCAAGATGGTGTTCCGAGACCGAGCACAATCGTTCATGGACGCAATCGCACTTGACAAGGTTGGTGCGTGATGACTGCGACAATGAACAACCAACCCATGCCCGAGATGTTGGGGCGCAGGGACACAGAGATTGGGGCGTGGGTCGTTGACCCATGTGCTCCAGTCCGAGGACTCCCTCACACCAACATTGTTGACAAGGTGATGGTCGTCCCCGTAAATGACGGAGAGACTGAGCGTTGTATTCGGGCTCACGAGATGGTTCACGCAAAGGTCTCACCAGCGCACGACTTCTCAGCATGGATTCAGCGAAACATTGCGAGTGAAATCGCTCTGCGAGCAGTTGAGGAATCCCGAGTGAACTTCCTTGCTCAGAAGGCAGGGTTTGATGTTCTCACTCACCTCAGCGACGGGTCTGAACTTGAGGCAGGCGTACGAATCGCCAAGCAAGGCGATTGGACAAGTGCGGTCTACACGGTCGTTGGATTCTCCAACTCCGCAGGACTCAAGCCATTCATCACGGGAATCCGCAGGGAAAATCCCGAATGGGCGAACGCACTCCGAGACATTGCCAAGAAGGTTGAGAAACTGATTGCGAAGGCAGACAAGCGTCGGACTCTCGCAAGCACGGCGGTTGACGCAAAAAGCGGTCTCGCACCGTTGGGATTCACCCACACCGAAGTAATCGCAGAGATGATTGACCGAATCGCCAACCCACCCGAGGACGAGAACGACGAAGGTGAGGAAGGTCAAGAAGGTCAGTCAAGTGATGACGGTGGCGGAAAGCCAGAAGCAAACGGCGAAACTCAACCAAACAAGATTGGCAAAGCAGACAAGCAACCTGCGAAGCCAAAGGTTGACAAAACCAAACTCAAGGAAATCAATCCTGCGAGCGAAGGTGGTCGTGCGGTCTCTTGGGCAGAACTCAAGGTTCGCAAACTCCCACTCACTCGTCACGCACAAGGTGGATTGGGTCGCAAGCGTCGGGCAACCGACATGGGACGCAACCCTCGTCGTATCGGGCGAATGTTGATTGACCCTGAGCGTCGTATCTTTGACGCAAGCAAGAAGGGCAACGGTGGAGTCGTCATCATTGACGGTTCAGGCTCTATGCGACTCTCCACGGCAGACCTTGTGAAAATCATGGAGCAGGCTCCCGGCGCAACGGTTGCGGTTTATTCCACAGACTCACAAAACAAGAAGGACAACTTGTTCATTCTTGCGGAAAAGGGTCGTATGGTTGACGCAGTTCCCGAGCGTAGCGGTGGCAACGGTGTTGACGGTGAGGCTCTGCGTTGGGCAATCAAGCAGAAGCAACACAAGAACGCACCAGTCGTGTTCATCACGGACGGACTTGTTCATGGAATCAACCACGGTTACGAGGACTTTCTCGCAATGGACTGTATCAAGCAGGTTCGCAAAGAAAAGGTAATCGTTCGTGTGAATGTACAAGAAGGAATCAAGGCTCTTGAGCAACTGAAGTCAGGAATCAAACCAGCCATGTGGTATCCAAACTGTTGGAAGCAAACATGGCGACGGGTTCAGGGGGGCAACCTCTGACCCTGCTGGTACGACGAATAGTCGGCGTACGACCAAATAGAGAAGTGAGGAACTTTACTCCTTTCACCCTCAACTGCTCCGAAGCAACCCCAATGGCGAAAGCCTGAGGGGTTGTTTTGTTTTTAGGATTGTTTCCCGAATGTCGTTTTATCCAAAGCGCGGAGCAGAATCAGAATCAGTGAGATTCCATAAGAATCCAGTAGACCGATTTGTTCTGCGCCAGCAAGATTAGCGATACCAAACACCCCAGCACCAACAAGACCAACGAATGTGATAAACCCCCACAACATCTTGAGCACAAGACCGCTAATCGGAACTCGGTTCTGCTCCAAGGGAGTAAAGACTTCAGACTCATCAACTGGGATACGCCAGTTGGGGTCAACCATTCTCCACTTACTTGGGTCGTGTTCAGGCATTGGCGTTGGTGTGTGAACGAGCGATTTGATGAACTCGCTGACGAGAGATACCGAACTTGCTTGCGATTGTCTCAAGGCTCAGACCTTGTGAGCGAAGGACGACAATGTTTTCATCTCGTTCCGTATTGGTCGCAGGGCCAGGGCGAAGCGGTCCCCAAGCCCAGCCCGAGATTGCCTCAAGGGTTTGCTTACGCTCCGAGGACAACAACCCAGCACGATTGCGCTGTCTCATGTACCCGACCCATGCGCCAAGGGCAACATTGCGACCTTCCACGACCTCAGTGTGTGTGGACGGAACACGGGCAGAGCCAGTTCGGGTAACGAACTGTTGTAGTGCTGTTAGGTGGAGTTGCCAGCGAGTGGCATTGTCAATGCGATTGGGTTTCATGAAACCGAACATTAGTTCGCCACAGCCCCGCCATGTCGTAACTCTGGGAACATTTCTTGACTTTTTCTGGGAGTCCCGCACATGAATGTGCGCTGCGGGGCTGATGCGCACGCTTTTGCTGCGGGGCTTGCGGGGGCGTAAATGGTTTGGGGGTTTTGCGTAACTGGGAAGAACTCTTTACATAAATCTGTATGAGTTTTCTCCGCCAAAGATTCTTTTAAACTTTTCTGAATAAAGGTTGACAATGTTACACCCCTCGTGTATAGTTGTATTCGTAAGTACTAAACGAAAGGAAAAAACATGGCAACAATCACCATCACATGGAAAGCGTTCGGCGACCCGACTTCAGCCACTTTTGAGTGGGAGAACACTGAAGGTCACGACATCGTTGAGCGTGCGTTCCGTGACACCAACCTATATAACGGGTCACTGTGGGATGCGCTAGAACCGCACCTCCCCGAGAACCGCACACATACCGCACTGTCCGTGCGTGACGAAGTAGAAGTAGATGGAGTGACATGGCGGTGCGAACCCATCGGTTGGTCAGTCGTGGAACAGAAGGAGTCTGTATGACCTTCAACCCCGACCTCATGACATCCGAGGAGAGAGCAAAGGCTCTCGCCCTCATCGCAGACATACAACGACAGAGCGCAGAGATTTTAGAAATGCTCGCAGAAATGCGCACACTTCAGGAGACTCCCGTCGTTATAGAGAATGAGAAGTAAATAGTTGTGTGTGTTACACCCACCTGTTATACTTCCATCAACTACTAGAAAGGTAACCGACATGACCATCACAATCCCCGAAGTAAACGGACTCACACTTGAGTGCGCCATCTACTACCACGACGATGGGCGCGACTCCCTTCAGGAAGTCACCCTCGTGTTTGACGGCGACACTTGGAACCCCGATGACCAGAACGAGTTCTTTGAGGAGTACTACTACCACATGAACCGTGAGGAACTTGAGAGTCTCATGAAGGCAATCAGTGAATCCCGAGATGTGTGGGGCATTGCTCACGAGGAGTGGGCGATTGACCTCTGCGAACCGTATGAGTTTATTTATACGAAAAATCCTGTTGCGAGTTGACAGGACGCTGTGAGTGTATTACACTCTACATAACACCTACTTACTAGAAAGGTAAACAGATGAAACTCATCATTGACACAACTACTGGCACAGTACTCAACCTTGAGGGATGCGTCATCGTAGAAACCGACAACCTAGATGACCACGACAATCATCTCCTTGACGAAGCCAGCGACAGCGAAATCTCTGACATCGGCAAGCGTTACGGAATCTCCATTGAGCAGATGGGCAAAGACACGGGGTGGGGCGACAACAAGTATCGCTACGCAGTCTCGTACTCCCCCCTCTCCATCAAAGATGAAGTCGGCTCACTCATTGACGGCGGAATCTACACAGAAGAAGACCGAGAGTGGAAAGCACTCCAATGGATTCAGAACGACGCAACTCAGCAAGACTTGGAAGACTTGTCGGACTGGATTATGAGTGGCGACAGCGTGTGGGAGGGATACAAGTCCAACATGATGGAGTGGCTCCTCCACCTCTACAACAATCGCAACATCTGACGGTGGCATAAACCGTGTTACACCCCCACTGTAAAGTGGGTGCTGATAGATAAATCTACTAGAAAGGTAAAAATGGAAACGACTTACAACGGTTGGAAAAACCGAGAGACATGGAATGTAAACCTGTGGCTCGCCAATGACGAACGGCTCTACCAAATGGTTATGGCGTACGGCAAAGAAATGAACTACCGAGATTTCGCAACCAACTATCTTGTCTACACATCGGCAGGAACTCCTGACGGCGTTGCATGGTTGGATGACTCACTTGACTACGAAGCATTAGACGAACTACTAGAAGAAATGGGATGAACATGACAAACATCATTGACTCAGCACACACCGATTATCAACCAAACATGACAGACTTTGAAATATCAAAGGAAGTATGCGTCATCATCAACGACGATATGAAAGCAGTTGTCTCTCAAGGCGCAGATGACAGCGGTTACCTGTGGTGGACAGACTTCGTTGCCAACGAGTGGTTGGAGCACTATCCGACAGTTTCTCTCGCAATCGCAAGACTCGCACTCCTTCAAGCGTGCTACGAATCCGCATGGGAGAAAGGGTTCGCTCACACTCCACAAGAGTTCGTAAACGAGTACAGCAAGTTTGCGGAGGTGGCGGTATGAAGTATCGCGTAACAGTGATGGTCACGACCGATGTTGATGCAACCGATTTCAACGGCGCGCTCGGCGAAGCAGTTGACAAAGTTGTTGAACTCATTGCAAGAGGTGACGGTGGCGTAAACCCAACAGAAAATCCTGCGTGGGTCACTGGCATCGCTCGTGATGTAAACAACGAACATCTTTGTTTTGAGATGAGTTGATAAATACACAGAGGGTTGTTATACTCTCTGTTGCTGGATGGCAGACACTTACACGCTCGCTACTAAGTGGGTATACGAGAGTCTGAAAAGGTTCCGTCGGGGAACCGTTCCATCCTTGCTGTAAATCTACTAAACGAAAGAAGGAGTAATGCCCACTGCACTAAAGACAGAGCAGGAAATCTACGGCGAGCGCATCAAATACATTGAGCGTGAGTTTGGTTCCCTCAAAGGAAAAACCATCGCACTCGTGCGACCGCTCACCAAGGCGGAATGCGAACAGTTCGCATGGGACTACAACTACGACGCAGACGCCATGGCGATTTTCTTTACCGACGGCACCGTCGTTATCCCCTCACAAGACCCCGAAGGAAATGGAGCAGGATTCCTTTTCCTGATTGGAGCAGAAGACAAGTGAAAGTTTCAGAACTACTCAAGCAACTCGGCGAACTAAATCCAAACGACGACATCTGTGTGTTGTACTGGGAGAAACCGTCGTACGACTACGACGATGACGACGAGAATGTTCTCACAGCGGAAGCATGGGCAGAAATCTGTGCAGAGTTTGATGACTGGGAAGACGCAGGCACCGAACTCAGTGAATGGATTGCGGATGCGGTCATTGAAAAGTCGGAGGAACGCTCATGACAGACAGTATGGATTTCAACTGTCAGTTTGATGCACGCAAAGAAATCGTCATCCAACTACCCCACGGCGTAGACGACATGGGTCAGGACATCCTGATTCTTGTTGTAACTAATGAGGGTGTTGTATTTGACTTCTACACTGATGGCGAACTGACATCAACCATGGCGCGGACATACGAAGAATGGCACGAAGAAGCACAAGCCATCATCGCATCGCGCGCGAATCATCCAGCAAACAGTGATGTAGATGTTTGGAAAGCGTTCCAAACAAACACTCGCAAGAAGTGACGGTGGCGGAAAGCGACAATGAACATCTTTAAATCAACACCAACCTACGAAGACTGGTGCGAGGCGAACGGTCTTGACCCAGAGAACGACGAAAACTACAACTCCTACTGCGAATGGAAGGCAAACTCATGAACATCCCCAACATCTGTCCACGTTGTAAAGACAACTGGATTCCCTGTAATGAACGACCCGGCGAATATCCCGGCGCGCTCTCGCGGGCGGACAACAAAACAGAAATCTGCTCCGCGTGCGGAGAAGACGAAGCATTGAAGGATTTCTTTGACGGAGGTTGCGAGAAGACTGATGCGTGGCCAGTGGCACGCGCATACAACATCACCCATAATGTCGCTCGCAATGATTGACGGTGGCGTAAAGCCACTGCTGTAAACTAACTATTAGGAGATATGTAATGGACATTAATTTTGGAAGCGACGACCCTGAGGTAATGTTTCGGTTTGAAAACCCCGAAACTGGACAGCAGGTTGCAGTCATCGCGGCACCACCCGAAACCATGGATGAAGACGGACCAGTCGTCATCCAGTTAACCGAAGATAATATTGTTGTGTTATACAACGAACGGTTTGTGGAAGAAAAGTTTTCGCGGGCTATTGAAGTCAACGCGGAAGAGTTCGGCGAAGCGACAGCGGCAGCGATGGCGATGTCAAACCTTATGCAGATGGCACTGCTCGCAGCATCAAAAAAGTTTGAGGAAGAGTAGTCTCAAGTACTGACGGTGGCGTATAGCGGTGTGCTAAAAATGCGCTATGGACACATGGGATGAAGCAGCGCGTTGGGCACTAGACGGGATTTGGGTTCAAGTCCGTAGGCAGCCAAGAGCAGACCTCACTCAGATACGCAGCGATTTAGACGGGTTTATTGATGACTTGTTCCACGCGGCAGCAGGATTCCATAAAGCGGCAGCAATGTGGGCAGTCATTGGCGGCGATGCTATTGAACTGGCGGCAAAGCGCGGCACCCCAATGACGATTGAGCAGGTGCACGCAACCCTCGTTAGGAAGCAGCGCGACTACGGGCATGAGAACATCCGTCGCTTCGGGCGGCAAGGCTTGATGGTTCGCATGCATGACAAGGTGGCGCGCCTTGAAAACCTTCTCTCAAGTGATGACGGTGGCGGAAAGCCGCACAACGAATCCATTGAAGACAATCTTATGGATGTTGTTGGATACGCAGCCATCGGAATGATGTGGGAGTCCCGCTTGTTCCTTCTACCACTTGCAGGGTAACAGCCCCGCTAAAAGCGGAGACGGGACGGGGAACTCTCACATACCCGTCCCGCCTGCAACGCCTTGAGCCGCACGGGGGGCATGCGACCTGTTGTCAAGAGTACCACGAGTAGTCGGCGGCTATATTACAAACCTGTCTATTTTTGTTGTGCGGGACTCACAAAGGTGCTTGCAAGGCGGGGCTCACGCTGCTATCGTCTCTATCGCATACGTTGCTGTCGTTCCACAAAGAGCGACGGTGGCGGAAACAAATTCATTCGGCGCCGAAATCCGACTGAACTCTCAGCCATATGGTTTTGCGAGGGTCAGCCACTGCATGGACCTGTTGCGGTTTGGGAATTCGTAAAGTTTCCCCCGAACCCCCTTCAAATGGGTTAGTGATGCAGAACATCTTTCCAAGTTCTTTAAGACGTGGATTGAACTACTCGTATTAGGTCTCATGTTCCTATTGCTTGATGTGGACCAACTGGGTATACTGAAACTTATGGACTCTCTTTCTTCTACTGAACCTGTTAAGAAACGTGGGCGTACTCCGCGTGCTGTCGGTCAAGCCGCTAAGTGTCGGTCTGTTGATGATGCCGACATTCAGGGGGTGTTTGACCATTGGGTCACCACAATGCGTTCTAATAAATCCAGCCGAACAAAGTTGGATGAGAAACGCAAACTGTTTATCGGTGCCGCCATACACGACTACGGTGTAGATGACTGCTTGAAAGCAATCACAGGCTGCTCAATGTCACCGTTCCATATGGGGGCGAACCGTAACAAGAAACGGTATGACAGTCTGGAACTCATCTTCAGAGACGCAGACCATATAGAGAAGTTTTGTGACATCGCCGAAGCGGACGGCAATCTCGGAGCGAAAGGGTTCTTAGATGACTAAGGAAGAATGTGTAGAAATCGTTGACCGTGTCCTCGCACACTGGAACCAGTTAGCGAACACTGGCGCCCCTAAAGCGACGTACAACGCATGGTGGAGAATCATCGCAGACCTAGACGCCGAAGATTGCCACACCGCCATAGACGCCATCGCCAAAGAAGACACCTACATGCCCAGAGCAGGAACCGTCTACAGGCGCGTCAAAGACATGCACACCACCGACCTCGCCCCCGGACCACACGAAGCATGGGCACAATACCGAGACCTAGCCTCCCAACTAGACTCAGGCAACTACACCCCCAAAGACCTACACCCCGTACTCGCCAACACCATCAAAATAGTAGGCGGCTACCAACTACACACAAACTCCGACCGAGAACACTTCATACAAATCTATACGAAACAATGGAATGAGACATACCAATGAAACGCAACGGACGCCCACCCAAACCCGCCGACAAACCAACCACCCTCACAATCAAACTAGAACCCGACCTCAAAAACCTCATCATCCAACTCGCCGACGGATACGACATGACAATCACCGAATACATCACCACACTCATACAACGCGATGCCGAGAAAACCTGAACGCGCCAAAAACCCCACAACCCTCTACAGAATGGAATTCCTACTATCAGGCAAAGACAAAAACGCAGTCATAGACTTCTGCGACACACAGGGGGTTTCTTTACAGCAATGGATGGCTGTGTGTGTGATGTCGGCTTTGCGGGAGGCTCAGGGTGTGCCTCGTCTTGCGGATGGTCAGCCGTTGCCTGATGCTGGTTCTGTGTTGCGGGCGTATCTTGCGGGCGAGAGGGTGTTGCAGCCGTGTGGTCGGACTGATTGTTCGCCGTCTCTTGTGGATGTGGGGGGTTTGATGTTTTGTGATGAGTGTGGGGTGCGTTGCGGTTAGCGGGGGAACATTTGGGCTAGTGAGGGGCGGGTTGCTTTGATGCCTCTGTTTTTTTGTTCTGCGGCTAGTTGTCTGCTGGTCATGCCTGCCCAGACTCCGTGCATGTCTATGGGTGGGTATTCTAGGGCGTAGTTGAGGCATTGTTCTCGGACGGTGCAGGCTTTGCAGATGTTGCGGGCTTGTGTGATGTATGTGATGTCTTTGTGTTCTTTGGGGAACATGAGGTGGGTTTTGCCTTTGCAGTTGGCGTTGTCCATCCAGTTTTCTGATATGTCTATTCCCTGTATATCGGTTAAGTTTGTTTGGTTTTGGTTTGTCATACAGGGGTGTTATTTTCTGGTGGGTTTTTGGTGTTCTTGTAGGTATGTGTGGAATGGTGTCCCTGTGTAGGGGTCGTATTTGGCTGCGATGTTGAGGGCTTTGAGGGCGATGGTTTTGGCTTGTTGTGGGGTGGTGTTTTTGTGGGTGAGGGCTTGTAGTGCTCCTAGGGCGTAACTTGACCCTGTGCCTGCGGAGTAGAGTCCTGTGGTGTCGGATGTCCATGAGTAGTCGCCTTCTATGATGTAGATGGTGGCGTTTATGGCGACGACGATTGTGGAGTCGTGTTCTGATTTGTGGGTGCGTTTGTCTTCTGAGGTTGTGTAGCCGTGTTCGTCAAACAGTTTGTTTAATGCGGGGATGAATTTGGTGGTGATGAAGGTGTCTAACCGTTTCCCTCTGAGGGATGGTGCGCATACTGGTGGGTGGAAGGCGTGATGGAGGAGGTTGATGGCTCGGACGTCTCCTGCTGCGCCTACAAGGTATTTGCCGTTGGTGGCAAGTTTGCTGGAGCCAGCACCTAGGGTTGTGTACTGGTAGGCGTTACCTTTCTCATCAAAACTGGAAATTCGGCTGTCTGTAGCCAGTAAAGCGAAACCGTCTCCTTGTATCCCCACTATCGTTGTCACAGGTCTCTCCATATATAGGACATTCCCATATTTGGGTACGTGGAGGGAGAATGCGGCGCTTTGTTCATGGTCTCAGAGTGGGCGTGTTTCCCAGTAGTTGAGGGCGGTTGCCATTTCTTCGGCTTCTTCTAGGAAGTCGGTTCTGGCTACTATCGTGTATTTAAATCCGTCGCCTTTGACTAGGAAGTATTCGGGGGCGCCCCAGTCTTCAGTTGCTTCTTGTATGACGACTGCCCATCTGTGGCTGGGGTCGCGATGGAGGATTTCCGTCAAGTCATTCATGATTGTTCCGCTAATCGTTGTTTGAGGGCGGAGATTTCGTCGGCTACTTCTTCTAGGAACTCTGGGGTGAAGTCAACCTGTATGGTTTTTTCTTCTTGTCGTAGGATGACTGCCATGATTCGGAGCGTGTTTTCTACGCTTTCTTCGCGTTCAGAGTCCATTGCTATCTACTTCCACTGAGCCTTCGGGGGCGTATGCAGGGTTGACGGTGAAGTAGGTTCCGCCTTGTTTCATGAGGACACCTGCTTCTCCTGTGACTTCGCAGGTTTTGAGTGATAGCGCTTCGTATCTTCCTGTGGTTTCGTACATTTTGAGGCGTGTCCGTTCGTCTGTTTGTGTGTCAAAGTAGTAGCGAAGACCACCAAACTTCTGTTTAATTTGTACAGGAACATAGTTGGGGTCTAGTGCTATCAGTTCCTCATGGCATCTAATAATGAGTTCATCCCAGCCATGGTCGCACTCAATGTAGCCTCTCATCTCTTTGTCCATCAGGGATTCAATGTGGGCAATCTTGCGCTCAATTTCGGTCTCGTTGCCTCTTTGATGGTATTCACACAGTGCGCTAAGTATCCATGTGTCGCGCTTACCAAAAGGAGACCAAAGTCCACTGTTGTTATCTTCAACAGGGCAGACACAACCGAGTTCTTGTGCTCCCTTACTGCCTGGATTGTGTTTATTCCACATGAGTCACCTCAGTTGATGAGGTGGAGGTCGCCCCACCCGTTGTCTTCAGAAATAAGGATTGACAAAGTTCCTTCACGGGTTCTTACCCCATAGGCATCTTGGAAGTATTCACCAACGGAAGTGAGACTTGGACAAACGAATACTGCGCGTCCTTCTTGCTCCTTGACGTTCAAGTGGTGATAATGCCCTGTAATGAGGATGTCAGCATCGGCGACGCCAGAGTGGGCACGACCTAAAGTTTGGTCTTTCCACCAGTTCCACACTGACTGCGCAGCATTGCCGCTCGCTTTTGATAAGTGTCCGTGTGTGAACGCAACATTATGTCCAGAAAGATTTAACGAAACGCTGAGCCGTTCTAGCGGGAGTCTGAATCCGACATGCCCGTAAACTTCAGGGTTGACTGACAGTATTTCGGCAATCTGCTCAAAGATAGCGACATCGTCGTTATCACCAGTGGTGGTAAACGCTTTGCCGTTGAGCCCTCGGTTTTCACCGTGGTTTCCGCCTACTGCAGTAACTGTTACCTTCTCTGCCAATGGCGCACATGCCATGATGATGTCTCGGATTCCGCGACGAACAAGTTTGTGTTGTTCACGGCGGTCTAGTTCAATTCTGAACTGCTGTGCTGGGTAGTGTCCGCAGGTTCCTTCGGCTAGGTCGCCTAATCCTGCAATGACAATATGCCCGATTTTGTTTCCTGCACGGCGTAAATCGGCTATGCGCTGGGGTATTGCGTCTACGAGTGTGGCGATTTTTTCGGCTTGGCGTTCTACTCCGCCACCGTCTCTGTTTCCGACTTGCCAATCGCTTAGAGCAACTACAAAAGTGCTGTCACCAGTTGGGGTGACTTTAGTGCCCTTTTTCTTCTTCCGAACATCGTGATATAACGCCTCTAAATCACCGCTATAACGGTTCTTTGACTTGAGGCGAATCTCTGCTTTAAAGGAGTAACAGATAGCACTGGTTGCAGTATCTTCTGGATTCTCTCTTTTCCAGCCGTCATAGGAGCACCATTTGATTGTGTCGCCTACAACTTCGTACTTTTCGGGGTCCAGCCCTCGCGCCCGCAGAAGGTCTGACCAATCTTCGGGGGTTTCGTAAATAGTGTCAGTAGTGATAGTGCCAGTTTTG